TACGCTACTGCCCCACATTTAACATTTCCCAACGCTCTTTTAACAAATCGCAACACAGTTTGGCACGCTTTTTGCTATGGGGCGACATTACCAAACTTTAACACTTTTAACAAACTTTACGTTTTGTCTTGTTTTTGTCTGTTCCACGCTGTACAATGTTCCACGTGAAACAAAGTGTTAAAAATTCGTAAAATGAACAGCCCGACACCAAAGAAACAATTTAAGAATTTTTTGCACAGAAAATTTTGTTTTCTCGCAAAAGTTACTGTAACTTTGCAGCATCATTTTAATTTTAGCGATATGAGAAAGAAAGTAATTATTTTGTGCGTTGCCCTTTTGGGTGTTGCTTTTCTCACGGGTTGCGGCTCCACGTGGGAAATAAGCGGTAACAACATGACCGTTACAAAACTTGAAAAGCCGACCGAATTGCCTGCGGGTACGATTGTTATAACAGTTGATACCTTGCACAACGTGAACGACAGTATTAACACCGTAAAACTTAAATGAGTATGGAAGAAGTAAGAAACGAATTTGACGAACTTAGCTTTAACGTGGTTTGCGCCCTTAATGCGCTTATGCAGTGTAACGAAGTCTGCAAGTACGATAAGGCAGTTATCAAGATTAACCGCTTTAAGAAGTGGGTTATATCCCTGCAAGATGAAGTAGAAGCGGGTAGAAAAGTAAACACAGGTATTAACGAATAAAATTTTACAGTTATGAAAAGTTTTGCATCTAAATTCAACAAAACAACCTTTGGAATTGACACAACTAATTTTGTGTATGTGAAGTTAGCCGACATTTTCAACAGCCCCGAAAACGGCGGCAAGGATGTTGTACACCCTATTAACGGATGTTATGTACATAAGTCCCCGCTTGGCGATAGTCCCGTAATCATTGACGAACAGGCTAAACAGTTGGTAAATTTACCGTCCCACATGGCAGAAACCGTAAGGGAAATACTTGCAGACAGTGAAGCGGTAGAAGCAATCAAGGCGGGCAAGGTAGGTTATACAATCTACGACTACGAAAGCCACAACAAGAAATGTTATTCTATTTCTTTCGTGGATATTGAGTAATACGGGCTAAATGCTTTAACTTTGTAGGGGTGTGGTGCGGTAGTCGCTGCACCCCTTAATTATAAAATTCGTGCATTATGAAGTTAGGTTATAAAATCAAATTTACGAAGTCCGTATTTGGGGCAACCCAACGGGCAAAGATAAAGAAAGAAGTAATACAGGCGGCAGAAAGTAGCCCCGCATTACGAAAAGAAATAAGTAGGGTTTTCCAAATGGCTAACCGCCGCATACAGAACATAGAAAGCGCAGGTTTGCTTTCTCCCGCTGTTGCTGCACTCAATAAGGGCGAAATCAAGGGTTATACAAAATTCTCAATGCGGGGCGATTGGAACAGCCTTAAAATAGAGTACGGCAAGGCGGTAGCGTTTCTTAGACAGCCCACGAGTACGGCGCAAGGTGTACGGCAATATAACACACACTTACAAAAGGTGTACGACCTTACCCCCGATGAATTTAACCTAATGGCGAAAAGCCTTAATAACCGCCTTAGCAGTCTTTCAGATAGCAACTTTGTAGAACGCTACCTTATGCGCTACAAGGATTTTACGGGCGAATTGGAACAGGCGGCGCAAGATATTAGCGGGCAAATAGAAAGTGAAGCGGTAAGCATCCAAAAGGCGATAGATGACAGCATAGAACGAACCGCCAACGAGGTAGCCGATGCAATGGAGGACACCGCCAACGAGATAGAAAGAATATTAAGGGGCTTTTCAAAATTCGGTATGTAATGAAGAAGATACCTTTTACAGACAACCCCCAAATACACGACCCGACCGAAATAGAAGCGGTGCTAAGTGAAGCCGTGAACGAAGCCAACATTATAGGGAACAGCAAGGGGGAACGCTTTTATAACGTACCTGCATCCTTTGACATTGAAACGACAAGTTTTTACAGGGATGCGGACGGGAAAGCCTACACTTACGAGCAAGTAAGCGTAATGCAGGACGCAAACGGGCGCAAGGCGAAATTAGAGAAAGCCGCCTTAATGTACGTTTGGCAATTCGGAATTAACGGCAGGATAATAGTAGGTAGGACTTGGGAGCAATTTACCGAAATGTGCGAGCGCATTACAAACGTGCTGCATCTTTCGGAAAAATTGCGCTTAGTCGTGTATGTGCATAACCTATCTTATGAGTTTCAATTTTTGCGCAAATGGTTTGAATGGGTGCGGGTTTTCTCCATAGACCTAAGAAAGCCTATTTATGCGATTACAGCGGGGTTTATTGAGTTCCGATGCAGTTACTTACTTTCGGGCTATTCGTTGGCTAAATTGGGCGAGCAGCTACTAAAATACAAATGTTCTAAGGCAGTCGGTAACTTGGATTACTCTAAGATGCGGCACACGGAAACACCCCTTACGGAAGCAGAAATAAAATACTGTGTGGATGATATACGTGTAGTAATGTGCTATATACAGGAACGGTTAGAAGAATGTAAGGGAATAACGCACGTTCCTATTACGAAAACGGGGTTTGTCCGTAAGTATTGCCGTAAGCACTGTTTGAGGAATAAGAACGAACAGGGCAAAACCGTACCTAATTGGGAATATGTAAACTTAATGGAAGAATTACAAATAAGCGGCATGGAAGAATTTAATATGCTGCAACGGGCTTTTGCGGGTGGCTTTACTCACGCTAACGCTGAATATGCAGACGAGGTAATACCCGATGTGGATAGCTACGACTTTACGAGCAGTTACCCGTATGTTATGGTAGCCGAACAGTACCCGATGAGTAAGGGGGTGCGATTGGAAGTAAAGAGCATGAAGCAATTTGAGTTCCTTATATCTAAATACTGTTGCGTGTTCGATATTGAGTTTACTAATATATTTGCATCCGAAACGCAGGATAACCCGATAAGCGTAAGTAAGTGTTTCATAAAACAAAATGCGTGCGAGAATAACGGTAGGATAGTTGCAGCGTCCAAAATTGCCCTTACGATTACCGATGTGGACTATAATATTATACGCAACTTCTACACGTGGGAAAATATGCGGGTAGGGTGTATGTACTGTTACAAGCGGGGTTATTTGCCTACTGTGTTCGTGCGCTCCATACTCCAATTATACGAAAGCAAGACGAAACTAAAAGGGGTTGAGGGCAAAGAAGTAGAGTATTTGAACAGCAAAGAAATGCTTAACAGCTGTTACGGCATGAGCGTTACCAACCCTTTGCGGGACGAATTTACCTATAACGGCGAATGGGATATAAACGCAATGAGTCCCGAACAGAAAGAAGAACTTTTGTACAAGTACAACACGAGCAAAAACCGCTTTTTGTTTTACGCTTGGGGCATCTTCGTAACGGCATACGCACGGCGCAACCTTTTTACAGGCATCTACGAAATGAAAGACGACTATATTTACAGCGATACGGATAGCATTAAAATCAAGAACGGCGACAGGCATACCGACTATTTCAAGGCTTACAATATGCAAGCCGTTGAAAAGTTGCGTAAGGCTTGCAAGTGGCACGGTTTACCCTTTTCGCTTGTAGAACCCGAAACTATCAAGGGCATAACAAAAACGCTTGGAATATGGGATTACGAGGGGCGATATACGGCATTTAAGACGCTTGGGGCTAAAAGGTACATGGTGCAACATGAAGCCGCCTTAAAAGCGGGTGGAAAGACCTATAATTTCAGCCTTACCGTAAGCGGGGTAAACAAAAAGGCGGCTATCCCCTACCTAATAGAAAAGTACGGCGAAAACGGCATTTTTGACGCATTTACCAACTATTTGGATATACCCCCGACAGCAACAGGAAAGAACATACATACTTACATAGATTACGAGATACAAGGCGAACTAACCGACTACACAGGTTTAACCGCTCCATACACCGAAAGAAGCGGGGTACACTTAGAACCGACAGGTTATAGCCTATCTTTGTCGGTAATGTATATAAATTATTTACGTGGAATTAAATTTAAGGATTGAGATATGAGAAAGAAAAAGGAAACACCCCGTTACTATCAATTAGACGGTATCTTATCAAAAGACGCTGATTATAACATTATTTTCGGCGAGCGTTCTAACGGCAAGACTTATGCAGCGTTGGCGCATGGAATAGCCTTGTATGTAAAGACAGGCAAACAAATGGCATATATTAGACGGTGGAGGGAGGATTTAAGGGGCAAACGAGCCGAAAGCCTTTTTGCAAATCATACCGCCAACGGCTATATAGAAAGCATCACAGGGGGAAAGTATAACGAAGTCTTTTACTATTCTAACAAGTGGTTTCTATCTTATTGGGATGAAGAAAAGAAAAAGCGTTACCCCGACACAACCCCGTTTTGCTTTGGATTTTGTTTGTCCGAACAGGAACACGAGAAAAGCAGCAGTTACCCGAATGTTACTACTATCGTATTCGATGAATTTCTAACACGGCGGTATTATCTGCCTGATGAATTTATGTTGTTTATGAACCTACTAAGCACGATTATTCGGCAAAGGGAAGATGTAAAAGTATTCATGTTAGGCAACACCGTAAACAAGTTTTGCCCCTACTTTACGGAAATGGGTTTGAAGCAAATACCCGTAATGGAGCAAGGGGCGATTGACTTATACAAGTTTGGCGAACACGGGGCAACGGTAGCCGTTGAGTATTGCAGCAGCACGGCGCAACACAAGGCAAGTAACAAATACTTCTGTTTCGACAATCAAAATTTGCAGATGATTACAGGGGGTAAATGGGAACTTGCCGTATATCCGCACTTACCCGTTAAATACAAGCCTAATGATGTTCTTTTCGTCTATTATATCAAGTTTAACGACACGATACTACAAGGCAATATAATACAGGTAGGCAACGAGAATTTTACCTATATCCACATGAAAACGACCCCGATAAAAGACGAGGAAAACAGCCTTATTTACTCTTTGGAAATGAACGGGAAACCGAACTACAAACGCAAGTTATTAAGTAATGCGTCCTACGTTGAAACACAGGTGGCAAGATACTTTGCGATTGATAAGGTTTTTTATCAAGATAACGAAGTAGGCGAAATCGTGCGAAATTACCTTATTACGAGCGCAAAAACGAATATAGTAAGTATGCACTAAGGTAAAAGGCAGAAACGAGCGTACACGGCGAAAAAACGACCCCTAAACGCTTGTTTTTGCCTTATTACGTTGTATCTTTGCAGAAGAAACTAAAATTTAATGATATGGATACAAATGTTATTGTAGAACTTGTTAGTAACTTGGGCTTTCCTATTGCCGTTTGCGCTGTGCTTATGTGGTATATCGTGCGCATTGAAAGCAAGCATAAAGAGGAAACCGACAAACTTAGTGAAACAATTTCGGAACATACGAAAGTATTAACCGAACTGTGTACAATGATTAAAAACCTTACCAAATGAAGAAACGGGATAATCTTTACAGGCATTACCAAACCTTTATAAAAGACAAAGATACCGCCGTATTTGCGTTTATCCAACACACGTTGGCGCAAACCCAAAGTATGTTTGTCTATACAGGTTTGCCCGACACGATACCGCAAAGCGACTTGGAGGAACTTTTGCAAACACAGGGTTTTTGCTTTGTTACGGATGTGGACGGGAAATTATACGCTTTGCAGGGTGCTAAGGGTGGAGAACCCGACCCCTACGGAAAGCCGACACTTTACACGGTGGCAAACCCCGCCTTACAACTTAACAAGGTGTACGATATTGCGGGGGACGGTGTTTTGATGCAGAACGACACAAACGGCGAAAGCCTTTTGCCCCTTATCGGCAAGTATGCCGTACTTTATACGGACGGGCTTATTTCGCTTAACACAGCATCCATACTTACCCGTATTACGATGCTTATAAGTGCGTCCGATGATAAGACAAAACAAAGTGCGGATGATTTTCTAAGAAAGATACAAGACGGGGAATTTTCCGTAATCGGGGAAAACGCTTTCTTTAAGGGTGTGCAAATGCAGACAGCCCCGACAACGAACAGTGTATATATTACGCAACTTATCGAAATGGTGCAGTATTACAAAGCATCCATGTTTAACGAATTGGGGCTAAACGCTAACTATAACATGAAGCGGGAACGGCTTAATTTGGGCGAGGTATCTATGAACGTGGATATACTTTTGCCTTACGTGGATAATATGTTAAACGAGCGGCAAAAGGCGGTGGACGCTATAAATGAGAAGTACGGCACGGAAATAACCGTTACCCTTAATTCGTCTTGGAAGTTGGAACAGGAAAATTTTGAACGGTTTGTTACCGATGTGGAAACCGACCCCGAACAGCCGGAACAGGACGAACCGACCGGAACAGACGGGAACGACCCCGAACCGACCGGAACAGACGGGAACGACCCCGAACAGCCGGAACAGGACGAACCCGACCCCGACAAAGATAATAACGACTAAAATTAAGGACTATGTTATACAGGGAACTATTTAACACAAGTAACGGCATCTTTGCCACTGTATTTGCAACGGAATACCCCGAACAATATGCAAAGATATTCGGCAATACTCCCTCCAAACAATTAGATACGTTTGCCCTACTTAATTGGGGCGGGCGCACGTTGGTAGATGCTGTAACCGCCGACACGTATAAGGATATTGTTTCGTCTATCATTGCGGTAAACGTGCAAGGATGGGAACGACAGGCGGCGGCGATGCTTGCCGATTACGACCCGTTAAAGCCGAACGCCAAACAGACCGAAAGAACCGAAACGGTTACAGTTGATGAAAGCGAAACGGGAAACACGTTACAGGCTAACAAAACGTACAACGATACAGATTTTACCGACAATGACAGGGAAACAGACAGCACCGACAGAAACCGAACAGAAACGAAGAAAGAAACAGTTTCGGAAAGCGGTATTAGTGGCAATCAAAATTTTGCTGCAATTATTGAAAAAGAAACGGAAGTAAGGCGCATTAAATGGCAAAAAAACATTATCTTTGCGCTTGTAAACGAGATTACAACGGATATTTATAACTAACAAATTTTGTAATATGGAAGTAAAGCAAATTTATGAACTTGTCAATAGCATTTCGGGCGAAGTGCTTGGCAGAACCGACATTGTAAGCGAAGACCTTACAGGGGTTGTGGACTTGGGTACGGAAGTGTTTAACGCTAATGCGGTAGATAACTACGTTAAAAGCCTTGTAAATCATATCGGCAAGGTAGTGTTTGTGAACCGTCCTTATGCGGGCAAAGTTCCGTCCGTACTTATGGATGCTTGGGAATTTGGCAGCGTATTAGAGAAAATTTCCGCTGATGTGCCAGAAGCAGAAGAAAACGACACATGGAATTTGAAGGATGGGCAAACCTATTCGCAAGATGTGTTCCACAAACCGACCGTTACAGCTAAGTTCTTTAACTCTAAGGTTACGTTTGAAGTGCCCGTTTCTATCACTGAAAGACAGGTAAAAGAAAGTTTTTCAAGTGCTGCACAACTCAACGGGTTTATATCTATGATTTACGCGGCTGTTGAAAAGTCTATCACTATCAAGACGGATGCGCTTGTAATGCGGACTATTAACAACATGATAGCGGAAACCTTTATTGCGGACGCAACCGCTTTTGGCGGCGATAGTCCCGACTATTCAAGTGCCTCAACTGTTAGATGTGTGAACTTGCTCAAACTGTACAACGACAAGTTTACTAAGACACTGACAGCGGAAGCCGCCGTAACAGACCCCGAATTTATCCGCTTTGCGTCCTATACTATGGGACTGTATGCCGACCGTATGCAAAGCATTTCCACACTTTTCAACGTGGGCAAAAAGGAACGGTTTACCCCGAAAGATATGTTACACGTTGTTTTGTTGTCGGACTTCGCTAAGGCAGCGCAAACCTATCTGTATAGCGACACTTACAACAAAGAACAGGTACTTTTGCCAAATGCGGAAACAGTCCCCGCATGGCAGGCGAGCGGCACGGATTACGGGTTTGACAATGTAGCGTCTATCATGGTTAAGGCATCCAGCGGCAAGACCGTTGTACTTACGGGCATCTTGGGGGTAATGTTCGATAGGGATGCGTTGGGAGTTACCAACCTTGACAGACGGGTAACGACCAACTATAACGCTAAGGCAGAGTTTTTCAACAACTACTATAAGTTTGATGCGGGTTACTTCAACGACACAAACGAAAACTTTGTAGTGTTCTACGCTGCATAACTTAGGTATTAGTTTAACAAAAGGCGGTAGGTGGCAGGTGAAAGCGTCATTTGCCGCCTTAATTTTTACCGATATGGCACAAATAGACTTTTATACATACACAGGCAGGAACAACACCGTAAACAAGGTGTTAGGGGCTGCATACAGCATTACGGGGCAACTAAGAAGTGAAACGGACTTTATTAACCCCTTTGTTATTGTTCGGGTGGCTAATTTCGCCTATAACTATTGCTATATACCCGAACTTGGTAGATATTACTTTATTGAAAACATTGAAGAACTTGGAGAAGCACGGGTAAGGCTTTATTTGCGTTGCGATGTGCTTAAAACCTACGAAGCGGCGATAATGGCGGCGGGTGCTACTACAAAGGAAAGCGAACAACCTAACCCGTACATATCCAACCGTACAAGCGTCTATAATCGGAAGCCGAATTTTGAAAAGGTTGCTTTTCCAAATACGGGACTTCTAAACGAGGAGGGCACTATTATAATGGTAACATTAAAAGGCAGTGAAAATTAAATATTACAAATATGGCAACATGGACTAACAACGTACCTAACACGTTTTACCCTGACGGGGGCAACACGTTTACAAATGGTGTTGGCACTTTCGACCTTGAATGTGAAGATGGGTATATTTTTGACGGGGATATAACCGTAAAATATAACGGTAGTGCAAATATCATATTAGAGCAAAACGAAACGAAAACAAAGGTTACAAAAGCGGTATCAAATTATAATGGAACATATAGTGTTACATTTAACGGAAAGACCAGAGAAGCAGGAGCAAGTGAACCTACCGTTATTCTGAATATGGAACACGTTACCGATGAAAGTTCCTACATATCCGACCTTAGCCGCATGAATGTTAGTTTAAGGGTGGTAAGCGGGTATCTGTTTAATGGCGACCCGACAGCGACCTACACCGACACGACAGGCACGGAACAAACGGTAGCAATACAGACTAACGGCGCAAACACGAGGGCAACAGGCACGTTATATAACGTGGGGGCTGATGCTGTTATTACTATCACGGGAAAAGTACGGGATGAAAACGAGATAGTAATTAACAACGTGGATAATACAACGGTGGAATATACAGCGGACGGGGAAACCTACGATATTACGATTACTTGTAACGAGGGGTTTGTATTCGTTGAACCGCCTATTATAACGTATAAAAATTATTGGGGGTACGGACAGGAAACAGTAACCGCAACGCTTAGCGAGGGTAACACGGTAGCAACCGCACACCTTACCAAAGTGGATGATAAATACACGATAGAAATAACAGGCACGACCAAAGAGGGAACAGCCGTACCCGACATTACCAACGAGATAGCGAACACGACCGAAAGCCACGTTTACGACGGGGAAACGCTTACTATAACGGTAGTGTCTGCAAGTTATCCCCGTTGGAGGTTTATAGACCCGAAAGCGACATACACCAACACGGCGGGCGATGTGGTAACTTTGGATATGGTTATTACCGTACTTCAATATAACAGTGAAGCGGTAGCGGTTATTACAGATATAGACCATACCAAACCCATAACCGTTACAGGCTCGTTTGAAAATGTTGCGCACGTTACCGCAAACCTTAGTAATTGCAGCCCGACAGAGCCGTTACCCGACTTCTACCGAAAAGGGGCGACTGTTAGAATTACACTACAAGCAAATGCGGGTACTGAATTTGATGTAGAACGCTCCAAAATCGGTGTATCATACGAAAACGAAAGCGGCTACCCTCAAATTAGATACTTCACACCCGAACAGGGAAACACAACGGTAAACATATCCTTAGACTTGCCGAGTAGTTACGTTCCGAGTAGTTTAACGGTGTTTGCCGAAGCGTACCCCGTGCAAGTTATCGGAAGCAATTACGGTGCTATTAACGTGTATATCGTAACCCTTGACAACCTGCAAGAATTTGCGCAAAAGCGGTTTTTCCGTGAAACAGGAACAGACCCAACAACGGGGGCGGCGATATATGAAAAAATAGATTTAGGCAACTATGTAAACCGTATAAAGCGCATTTTTACGGGCATTGCTGCAAGTTCTACGGATGTTCTAAGGTGTGGCAACTATAACACCCAAATAAGCGTAATGCAGCCCGCTACGGCGGTTGTAACCCTTGATTTTGGTACTGTGGTAGTTCCTGCACATAACAGCGATAACACCGACTACGAAAGTACCGTACAACTGTTTTTGCCGTTTTCGGGGTTTGTGGAATTGTCTAACGAGTATGCAGGCAAGGAAATAAACCTTACCTACGTTATAAACGTGGTAACGGGTAACGGTGTTGCCTTGCTTTCATGCGAGGGCATAAACTTTCATGTAGAAGAAGTAACCCCGTGCGCCGATGTAGCATATAAAACGGTAGCCGATGAAGCAAAGGTAATTGGCGGGGATGATTGGAACGAATTGTTATATTACGGGTTAGAACCTTACATTTATTGCCGTTGGTATGAAAGTGCCTACCCAACAGGTACGAATAACGACCGCCAAAGGGTAATAATTGGAAGTTGTAGGGGTTTTTGTTCGTTTGATGATGTAGATAACATTTCGGCAGATAAAATGCTGTACAGCGAAAAAGAAGAGGTTTACAGACTGTTACAAGACGGGGTATTTGTTGAGGGATAACAACCCGACCCAAACAAAAAGGCGGCAACTGTTAAAGTTACCGCCTTTTCTTTTCGTGCATTAGGTTACTTGGATTGCTTTTCAAGTTCTTTTATAATTTCGTTGTGCCAATCTGTTTGCGGGTGTTTGGTTGCACTCCATGATTGGAAAGCCTTTATAAGCCCGCTTTCAATGATGTAACAATAAGCTTTGTTTTTAGCAGCTTTCTCTACTTCAAATTTGCGCTGCATATTATCCACAACGAACCCGATAGTACCGACAGCGTTTATAACTGATTGTAGCGTTTCGGCAATGCTTTCTAACAAAGCGGTAGAGTTAGAAGCGTCCAACGTGGCAAACTGTAAATTACCCTTGCTTGTTTCAAGCGTCTTAATCATTTGGTCTAATAATTCTTGTAACATATCTGTAAGTATTAAAGTTTAACGCTGCAAATATAACACGAATATTTTATATACGAGCGTTTTGATTGTTATTTTGTGTTAAATGTTCATTTTACGAATTTTTAACACTTTGTTTCACGTGGAACATTGTACAGCGTGGAACAGACAAAAACAAGACAAAACGTAAAGTTTGTTAAAAGTGTTAAAGTTTGGTAATGTCGCCCCATAGCAAAAAGCGTGCCAAACTGTGTTGCGATTTGTTAAAAGAGCGTTGGGAAATGTTAAATGTGGGGCAGTAGCGTA